CTGCTGTGGCGGCTTCGCTTGCGGTTTGTGCGTTGATGGCGGCTTGCTGTGCGGCTTGCTGTTCAGCGTTGACTTGTTCCTCAGACAGGAGGTACTTGGTCGTGGGCAAGCCGTGGCCTGCGAGGATGGCTACAGTCACCGCGCGTCGGTTCAGTTCAGGCACGGCCTGCTTGATCATGCCAACTTGGGCAAGGTCTTGCAGGGCAGCGCGCAGGTTGTCGAGATCGCCGCTACGTGACAGAGCATCAAGCCCGGTCACAATGGTGATCTTCAACTGCGTGCCGTTAACGTCGAGGTTGACGTTGCGCAGTAGCCAGCGGGACAGCGGCAGCTGCATGCCAACTGAGATGTTGGAGTACGTGCCGCCGAAGCTGGTCTCAAGCTCCTGGGCCTGCATCCGAATCTCGGCTGCGGTAACGCGCTCGGCGTCACGTGTAGTGGCAGAGCCCAGCAGGAACCCTCGACCGATGCGGCCGATGTAGTCCTGCACGACAGTACCGACGACTTGCAGGTCACCCGGCTTGGAGTTGGAGACAAGGCTAATGTCCCCTTCCTGCCCCGGCAGCGCGCCACCGTTCTCGGAGTTCTCGAAGTCCTCAACCTTGGTCATGCCAGCAGGGTTGACCAACCAGCGGAATTCGCTAGCCAGAACCGCGCCTTTGATCTGCGCCTCGCTTAGGGTGCTCAGGCCACCGAAGTCCGCAGCGTAGTCCTCTACCAGCCCAGTCCCGTAGTTGTTACCGTCCTTGAGGTTCCAGGTGAGGAAGCGCCATTCAAGGCTGGCTTCGTCGGCCCATCGACCCTCGAACTCGGAACCCAGCTTCACCTTATCGACGTACTGGTAAAGCTCGTAGCCACCTTTGTCGTTGCGGTAAATCTGTCGGAAATATTCAACCTTGGTATCGGGTTGGTAGCGGGAACCTTCGCCACTTTCCTTGATGGCCTGCTGCACCTTGGGCTCAAGTTCGTCGAAGGCCAGGCACTCACGGATGATTGCTTGCTTCAAGTCCCCAGTGCCAGTGCGCCGGATGACGTACTGGGCCACGTTGTAGATGCGGGGCGGAGTGCCCTTCTCCTTGGGCAGGTGAATGCACACGTTGCCGAGAGCTACCAGATTGGCGATGGATAGGTACAGCTTGGCCCGGGTGCCTTGGATGCCATCCATTGCCTTCACTGCGTCGAGTTCGGCTTGGCTCAGGGCCTCGTCAACCGCGCTCTTGTCCAGTCCTGGAGGCAGGGTAGCCAGCCACTTCGGATCAGCTTCCAGCCGCATGAAGGGGCGGGATGGTGCGAACAGGGCAAGCATCAGCTTGTTGACCACATGGTTGACGGCTTGTGCGCCAACGCTCTGCCAGTCATGGGCTAGCTCGTCGGTGTCCTCGTCCCAGCGTTCCTCAGTAAAGAGGCGGGGCAGCGTGAACGCCGCGTACTTCTCCCAGCGTTTCTCCAGCCCCGCGCGTCGGCCCTTGAGCCTTAACCATTCAGAGCTTGCGTTCCGCATGGTCAGATGCTCACTGACTGGATGGTGCTATTCCCGGACTGGAACCTGGCCCGCTTGCGGGTCGTGCTCGTGTCGGTAGAGCCTGCGCCGGTATCTACCTCGGGCGGCTTGGAGGCTGCTGCATCGGCCTGCTGCATGGCCTCGACTTCGCGGGTAGCGGCTTCGCGCTGCTGGACTTGGGTAGCCTGGATGGCAGCTTGGCGGGCAGCTTCTGCGGCACTGGCTTGCGCCTGCTTGGTCTGTTCCTCCAGCGCACGCGCCTGTGCGTTGGCTGCCTTCTTGGCAGAGTTAGCGCCTGTGATGGCGCCGATGATCTTGCCCATGTCAGAGCCCTTTCATGTATTCTCGGGATACCTCACGGAATCCCTTACGTTTCAGATAATCCCCGTAGCTCTCCTGCCGGATCATTGCGAGGCTGGAGATAACGAGAGCCGTACACCCAAGGTCTAGGGCATGTTGCTCTAAGTCCTTGATCGTGTCTGCGAAGTTGCCGGGTTTGTACCGGACAACGAATTCTTCGGAGAGTGCCACCATGTCTCCCCACCACGGCTGGCCGATGTTGTAGCCAACTAGGCAAGGCCCTGCCGTCACAAGCACGAAGTTATCTTCATGGCCCTGGCAGGCCAAGTCGATACTGCGCTTGATGCTGATGGGGTTGGGTGCTACCCCGGTCTTGACCGTAGTGGCGAGAGCAACCCGCCGGATCAGCTTCGGTAGCTGATCCCGGATCAAAGGCCACTCAGGGTGGTGTGCGTCAACAGTGCGTACTGTCATGCGCCCACCACGATGTCCTTGCGCAGGATGGCAAGAACAGATTGCTGCCCCAGCACATAGGCTGCTTGCAGTTCAGTTGTTTGGGTGCCCACATCCAAAGGCTTGCACTGGCGTTCGACCTGCTCATACGCGGCTGGGGTCAATCGCATTGTGTGTGTAGCCTGTGCCTTGTGGGCTGAATGGCCGCTATTGGCGCGGTTCGGATTGTTCATTTCCGTTTCCTATTCTATATATTGACAGGAAAGCCCTGCCTGCTATACTAACACTTAGATAATACTATATACTATACCCTATTACTAAGTATTGTATTAAGTATTATATAAACACTATCTAAGCCTGGTCTTAACTTTATCTTAACCTTCTCTCTATATATTGACAGGATAGGGAATGAACCCTATCCTACCAAGATTAAGAGAACACGTACAAACTACTGCGTACTTCCTCTAAGTCCAGCTTACCCTTAACAGGTGGTGCAGAGAGACTGTACTTGTCGGCAAAGTCTTGCAACGGATCGTTGTTCTGATACATCTTAACGAACTCGTCACGGAGAACATTAAACAGAACTCCGGTGTCAGCAGCATGTGTGCCGAAGCTATCATGGATCATGGCCAATGAGACATTGGGTATCTCCTTGGCCATCCTTGTGGTGGTCAAGTGCAGGTGACTCGCATCCATACTGTGGATGAAGTTAGGGCTGATGCCTTGGCTATGCCTACTAGAACTTGCATCCGGGGAATCAACGAGTACCTTGATACGAGCATGGCCGTACAGCTTGGTGGCTACGTTGTGTTCCTCGTACTCGTAGTACGCTTGGCTAGCTAGGAACCCTGACGGTGTTATCCAGGTGATGGCTCCCTCGGTGTCATCCTTGTCTTTGATGATCTTCTTGCCCGCCTTGTCCAGCCAGGACATAGCCTGCTTGCCCTTGACCACGACTGCGGAGATAGCGGGCCACACGAAGTCCATGAGGTACGCCGCTGCGCTGTAGTGTTCCCGTGGCTTGATGAAGTCCGTGGCCCGGAGGTAGTCATCAATCACGTACCGGATAGCAGAGCGCTTGGTCACACCGTAGGATGTGGTCATCACGCTGCGCTTGGTCACGCTGCGGTTGATGCCGTGGTCAAGCCACGCCTGCCGGAACCCCGCCTCGTCGGGCTCTGCCCGCTTCATGGCCTCGGCTGCAACCTCAGCCACCGCCCTGTAAATGTCGTTCATCTTAGGGCTGTAGGTCAGGTTCACTGCGGCCCCGCCCACCTCGTCCCGTAGCATAGCGGAGAAGTGCTGGAGTCCAGAGCAGCTGCCGTCGAGGGCTACGGGCAGGTGGCTGCACACGTTCCCGGTGCGGCACCACTCAGCGTACTCTAAGCACCACGCCAGGAACTGCACAGGGTTGTCGGCTTCCAACCATCCTTGGTTCTCGATTGGATCGTCAGCAAATGACAGCAGCAGCTGCAGCTTGTCGGCATGCCACCCTATGCGCTCTTGGGGTGTGGCCTTGTCGAAGCCCCACAGGTTCGCCCCATTGTAGAGGAACCACTGCACGGCCTCTGGTGTGTCCAGGTACTTGCCATCGGCAAACTCCAGCATGCCCTTCTGCACGTCGCTGCCCTGCGGGCTTATGCCTTGGGTCATAGGGTATACTCGGCCCCGGCTGTCGCAGAAGTACACGAAGTACAGCGCCGGGTATGGCATGTACTCGCGCACTGTGCGGAGCGTTGCGGCAAAGCGCTGCTTGGCTGCACGCTGCAGCTTGGCCTCAGTGTACCACACGGTCATGCGGGCTTTCCAGTCAAGGAACTCTTGCTCTTGCTCGGGCGTGCGCTCGTCCTCCCCGATGGTCGAGAACCATTCAGGCGGGGTGGGTTTGTTTTCAGGCTCGCCCAGCACGATCTCGCCTACGTTGCGGTGCTGGCTGATCTGCTCCACTACCTCGAACACGCGCTTGTTAACCCGCCACTTGACAGCCTGCAATGCGTTCAGGCAGTCGTAAACGATGGGCATGCTGTGATCCTTTAGTAGCTCACGAGCCGTGCCGCTGGCCTTGACCGGGTACGGTAGCATGCGCCGCAGCGCCAGGGTGTGCCAGCCTCCCTCGTTCCAGGCTGTCCAAGGTATCGGGGGCTCAACGCAGGGGCCGTACTGCGGGCGGATCATGGAGAAGTTGTGTTTCATCCTCTCGATGGTGTCCGCAACGTAAGGGTGCAGGTACACGCTAAGGGGCGGGCGCCGCCCCGGCCCTGGTTTTGGTAGCTCCATCTCGACCATGCCCAGCTTGACCAGTTGATCCAGCAGCCACGCCCCTACCTGATCCTTGGCACCCGGACCCCATTCTGTGAACACCATGCCCTTGGCCGCAGCCTGTGCCTTGAAGGTGTCCACTCGATGCTCGGCGCTCTTGGCCTTGCGTCGTCCGAGGTCTTGGGCGATGATGAAGAACAGGTCAGGGGCCAACTCGTCGAACTGTGTGAGGTACAGTTCAGAGTGCACGGTCTTACCGATAGCAGAGCACAGCTTGCGCACCGTGGCCTCCACTTTATCGTGGCCCGCACAGATGGTGCTCATGGTCACACGCACTGCCAGATACGCCACGGCCCAGGGGTCGAGCGGTCTGAGCAGAGCGATGTGCGCTGCATTGGAGGCGGGGCCTTTGACTGCTTGTGCTTTCTGAACCAAGTCAGCCAGCGGCTGCACGAAGTCACGGTAGATCGTGGCTGCATACGGGTTGCTATCTGCGCGACCAGCGGACTCGGCTTGCGCCATGCTGGCTTGCGTCTTGGCATAGCCTACCTCGGCCATGCGAATCTCTAGCTGTTCTTGGTTCAGTAGTGTCATTGGTCAGGTTCTGATTTGTCGTAGCGCCATCCTTTAAACCTCGGTTCGCGCAGTTTGCCATCTGCGGTAAGTTCCAGGAACTCCACCTCAGCGATCTGGTTGCGGATGCCTTGGCTAGCGATAGTCTCTCGCTCGGCATCCGAGAAGCCCGTGCCCACTTGGGTCTGTACTCCACGGTACTCCACCACAATGCCGCCTGCCCGGCCAGCGTGCTTGCCCTTGCCATAGAACCAGTCAACGGCCCGGAGGTCAAGGCTTTGTACGGGTTTGACCTTGATGGCCTCCCCGTTCTTGCTAGCGCCTGCCGTCCACGGTGCATCGGCGCGGCGCAGGATCGCCCCATCGTACCCGCCCTGCGTAACGAGCGCATTGGCAAAGCCCTGGGAACCCCCCGCATCGGACGCTGGGGCGACGATAATTGCGAACTGAGGGGTAGCCTGCCACGCTGCCTGCAAACGCGCTAGGCGGGCTTTGTACGGTTCGTTACAAACTCCGGCCCACCAGTCGTCCACGGGCACGGCGTCGAAGGCCATGATGAACAGATCACTCTGTGGGGCGTGTCGTCGGAAGGCACCGCTAATATCCTTGAACGGGGTGCCCCACTTGTACGCTTCACCGAAGATAACGTACCCGGGCAGCAGGGCGTGGGCTTGGGCCAGCACATGCGGGAGGCTGGTGATGGGTTCACCCGTACGGGTAACTACAGAGCCAGGGCGGTCTGCCACCACGATAGCCAAGCATCCATCGTACTTGGGCATCATGATGTACTCGGCAGCAGGTAGGTCATCCAGCGTTGGGTACTTCTTCTTGAAGGCAGCGCACTGCTCGCTCAGTGCCTTGGGTGCGAGGTTGAAGTCGTAGGCCATCGTTACTCCTGTGTGTTGCTGGCGATCTGCTCAAGGCTATCGGCTATCCTGCGCAGCACGGTGAGCAGGGCTTCGAAGTAGTAAACGTCCATGATTTTATCCCGGGTATTGGCAGGCATGGATAGCCCGTTGGATGATCTTGAGTGCTTCGGCCCTGGGCGTGTCCTTCGTCAGCTGCTCGGCCAGCCGGGCGTACAAGTCAGCCTTCTGCTCGTCGGTGAACAGCAGGGTCTCGACTGTATCGTAGAGCACTTCTTCCCGCATCTGGTCAGAGAGGCCAGGGCTGTTGTCGCCAAGGCGTAGCGGGTAGATAGCTGACAGGATGAACAGGGAGACAGCGGCTAGGTTCGTGTGCATTTGAGTTTAATCCAGTTGACGATGTGTGTGTGGAGGCGGCGCAGATGAACTTGTGCCCAGCGGCGGATGGCATACTGCCTTGCGACAGATACGACTGTCATCCCTGCGCCGATCAGCAAGTTCTGCTTGATGGTTACGGGTATGCCCACCATTGGCAGGATGATTGCGTTAGCCATGAAGCTAATCCAGTACCCCAAGACGACGTTGATGAACGCCTCGACAAGGGATTCCAGGCGTGTCTGCATGCTTACCTACTGCGCTCACGCTTGAACGTGAGGGTGAGATAGGCCAGTGCGTTCCACGCTACGTGCGCCATGTGCCGATGGCCGCTATGCGGGTCACGAATCTCACCGCCCATGTGCGCCATGAGGTGTCGCCACAGTGCTTCCATGTAGCGGGCAGGGCCGTCGGGAACTTCCTTCCACCCGTTCGGGGTGTACTTGCGGGCACCGTCCGTGCCCACCTGGACCACCTCGCCCAGGCCAGCGGCGAAGCTGCCGAGCACGAGGGCAGGCAGGGGCTTGCCAGCATCGAGCTTGGCACCTGGGGCATGGGCATCGCGGCCCGTTGGGTCTTGCTCTGGTATAGCCCGTGGTTTGTAGCTATCTTCCTCGGCCCGAGGATTAAAAGCCGGGTTAGTTCCCCACTCCATGTGAACTCCTTATGTTGCCAGCAGCGCCTTGCGCTTGCTCTTGGTGTTGATGGTATAACGGCCACGACTGTAGCCACCGCACTCCCCGCACAGGTACTGGGTGTACTCGCTGACGTTGGACACAACGGTGCCGTGCTCCTGCACATGCACGCTACCGCAGCGTGGGCAGCGGCGCACGTCGTCGTCGTAGAACTGCGCAAGGTTAGGCAGGCGTGGAGCCCACGGGCGCAGGGCGAGGTACAACTTCTCCGTGGTACGAATGTCCTGGATGTTGTACTTCTTCATTTCTTCCCAGGCAGCATCCTCGTTGCGCATGATGCCGGCCCACAACTCGAAGCCCGGGTACTTGTTGTGCTTGGACTTCGGGGAATCCGTGAGGTTAGCGGACAGATACTCCAGCTTGTTGCTGGTGAATGCGCCCACGGACTTAGCCATCAGCATGGTGTCGATCACCTTAGGCTCGCGGAAGGGCTTGAGGCCGTGCATGACGGCGCGAGCGCGTAGCTTGCGAAGGTCGAACTTCTTGACGTTCTGACCTACCACCACGTCGCAGTCATCCAGCAGCGCGATCAGCTGGGCCACAATGTCCTTGTCGTCCCGGATGCCGCCCACCGCATTGCGGGTGTCAGCGTAGTGTACCTTGCGCTTGTCGTAATACTTGGCGGCGAAGGACAGCACGGCCCAGTCGTCGCTGATCTGGTTGAGGCCAACGTTCTGGTCGAACAGGCCCCACACGTTCGCGCCAATCGGCAGGGTTTCAATGTCAGCGGTGAGTATCTTAGGTTTGCGCATAGGCAGCCTTTCGTAGGTGCTGTTCAAGGGTGTGCATCAGGTTCTGCCAGAGCTGGGACTCGATCAAGTTGTCCTTGGCCTTGGCACTCAATGCGTCGTAAGTCCCGTCAGGGATGACGTGTTGGGCAATGAAGCTCTGGCCCTCGATCACCGCTTCCAGGCTGTAGGTTGTGTAAGCGCCTTCCCGTACCTTGCATGGGGTTACTTGCATTATGCACCTTTCTTCTTTGCCCGGGCTTCGCGTGCTCGCTTGTTGCGCAGCTCTCGCTTCTCGTCCTCGGTTCGATGGGTTGGGTAGAACACGTTGGCGCTGTAGTCCCGCTCGATGTAGTCCGCAATGGCCGGGGCCATAGCGCGCAGCATCGGAAGGGACAGGCCGTAGCGTCGGTAGTTGTTCTCGATCTTGCCCAGCAGGGAGTTCGCCCCCCGGTGCAGCACGCCACGGACGTGGCCCGTGGAGTGGCAATGGTCGAGTACCGCCTCGGCTGCGCTGATCGTGTAGCCAGTAAGGGCGCACCGCCCGCCTTGCTCTCTGAGCTTGGCTTCGCGGTACGCCTTGGTTGCGGCCTGTGTCAATCGGGTAGGCAATGTGTTCTCCCGTGAATGACGTTGAGCACCGCCGTCTTGGTAACGCCCAGGTCGGCGGCGATCTGCCGTGCCGAGTCCTGCAATCGGCTACGCGGTTTGTAGCGCTGACGAATCTCCAGCGCTTGAGCCGGTGTTATCACCGTGGCGCTTCGACCACGCCTCACCATGTCTTGACTGTTGTCTTTGTAGCTGCCGATAATCAGATGCGCTGGGTTGATGCACCTTGGATTGTCACAGGTGTGCCGCACTACCTTGCCTCGGATTGATTCCAGCGAGGCGCCGTTAGCCTCGCAGTAAACTTTCCTGTGCAGCGTTGTGGTCACACCCTGATAATCCACAGTGCTATAACCCTTGGCATTACCATGCTTGTTGTGATCCACACAGGTCATGTGCCTCCTTTATTAGTTGATTGACGCGGGCTTCTTGGCGGGCCGCTGCTTCCGTTAGCTCCGCAGTGTACCACCCACTGGGCATGTACTCTAGCCACTCGTTAATATGGGCTTTGGATGTGCGCCGAATCCACAGTAGCGCGGCTTGCTCAGCGAAGCGGTCGGCCCACTCGGCACCCCACCACGCTTTGTACGCATTGGCCAGCGCATCAACGGCGGACTGCATATCGACGGCGAACGCCAGCAGTTTGTGCGCCGCTGCTTCTCCGACGCCCATCATAAAGTCGGGGTGTTTTGGTAGGCCGGGGATGTTATCTGCGGAGTCTCCCCACAGCATCTGGACTGCCCACCACTTGTGCCCGTACATCTTACCGCCGTGCCCCACACTGAACACGTCGGGCTTGACCTCGACCAGTTCGTAGGTGTCCCAGTTCAGGTGCAGGCCCGGGAGCATTCGCATGTCCTTGTCGCGGGTGGCGATCACATCGCCTGGGCACTGCTCGCTGATGAAGCCGAAGCCATCATCTGCTTCGCGGTCGTACCACTGCTTGATCGGGCCAGCCAGCCCGTCAGCCATGTAGTCCCGCAGGTACTGCCAGTTCTTGGGGCGGTGCCCCTTGCGCTGGCCTTGGTAAGGCTTGGTGTAGGCGATCACGGCGCGGTTGCCCTTGGTGCTGCCGCTCGCTGTCATGTGCAGCAGGATGCTCTCGGCCCCTGCCGCATCCTTGAGCAAGTCGATCTTACTCTTGAGGATGCGACGGGAAGTAGCCACGTACGTATCATCGTTGCCGCCACACTGGTAAGCCAGCATGTCGGCGTCGATGTGAACGCGGCGCCCCTTCACAATGGGCACGCCTTGTGGCTCGATGGCATTGGCTGCACCGACCTCGTTTGCAATGTCGGTGAAGTCCATATGATTAACCGATACCGTTCAGGGGATCGTCGTTGTCGGCCTGCGGGGTGTCAGCACCCTTGGCACCCTTGGCGTCCTCGGCATCGGGGATGCCCAGGTCTGCACCCTTGGACTGCAGGTACTGATGGATGGGCGAGCCCTCGAAGTTCAGCGCGGACTTGATCATGTTCTGGTACACGTTGCGGCTACGCTTCTCCTTGCCTTCCTCGGCGGGCTCGTCGTCACCATCGGGGATGTAGATGCTGGGCCACATCTTGTCGAACCACTCGGGCTTGGCATCCCACACGAAGCAGCGCTGCTCACCGACCGCATCCGGCACGGGCACGGTCTTGATCACCACGTCCCCGGATTCCTCGTCCATAGTTTCGACGCGGGGCGGGCGGATCGTCAGGTTGCCGGAGTCATCGCGGAAGTTGGCGATGATCGTTGGCTGGCCACCGGCTTCCTTGGCAGGAATCTCGAAGTGGCCGACGTTGCCCAGGTAGCCCTGGCCCAGCAGCTGGATGAAGTGCGTGGCCTTCTGCTCGTAGTTCATACGCTTGAACAACTTGTAATAAGTGGCCTTCTCGTTCAAGCTCTTGTTCAACTTGACCGTGATGCGGAACGGAATCTTGGTGCCATCCTCCAGCACCTTGGGCTCGTAGCCCTTGCCGCCCAGTTCAAAGATCAGCCACGCTTGATCCTCGGTCTTGTCGGGCTTGCCGGTAATCTTCTTGACATGCTTGCCAAGCTCGATGTACCCGATGAAGCGGAGGCGAGCCAGGCCCTTGGGCGGCGGGGTGTAGTTACCGCCACCGGCCTTGGCTACGTTGGCATCGGCTTGTACCGCTGCGACTTCATCGGCAATGGAGGTGAAATCAAATTGGCTCATTGGTAATCCTTCAAGGTCAGATAGTTGGGAACGAACCCGTCCATGTAACGGGCACGCAGGTCAGCACGGATCGCGGCCACATTGGCCTTGAACTCTTGGCTGTTCAGTTTGACTTCCTCGCCCATGTTCGCACCACGCACCGAGTCAGTCGGCACGGGCAGTGGAATGTCCCACTTGAACCAGTAAGCAATGAAGTCGGAGGCTGCTTCCATACAGGCGTGCATCAACTCGCTGGACGCAAGCGACACGCTCGGGTGGGCATCACGGTAGGCGGCATCATGCACGGTGTTAACCAGCAGGGCCAGCCCGTTGAAGTTCTCGCGGCGATAGAACTCGCGCACGTTGATCCACATTGCGGCCTTCATCGTTTGGCCACCCAACCCTTGAACTGGGTAGTTCATGCGCTCAGTCGGGCTGAATGTAGAGGTGATGCCGCGCTTCAACTGCCAGCCCTGTGACGGGTGGGAGCGGAAGGTGTAGCGCTTGCCGTCAGGTGTACGGATGCGGCTGATCCGCATCTGCACCCGCACCGCTGGGTTCAGCGGGTGGGCAGAGAAGTTGGTAGTGGGTACTGCGTTGCGTTCAATCTCCTGTTCCAGGCCAGCGAAGAAGGAATCAATCTCAGGGTAGCGTGCGTTCTCGGCGTCGATCAAAGCCTGCACATCCTCAATGGACATTCCAGTAGCCTTGGCAATCGTAGCCACGCCAGCGCCGTATGCACGCTGGAAGGAGAACACCTTGGCACCCGTGCGCTTGTAGTCCCATTCCTCGATGGCGTCGATGAAGGTGCCGTCATCTTGGAAGTAACCCTTGCACAGCTTGAGCACTTCCTCGTAGGGCTTGGCCTCCTTGGCAGCGAGTCGGACGCAGTGCAGGTCGAGCCCTTCCAGCAAGTCCTTGATAAGGAGCTTGGGCTTGGTCAGCCACGCTTGGCAGTACACCTCCAGGCTGGAGAAGTCCGACTGCCCAATGTCGCCATCGGGATAGCGGGACACGAACATCTGCTTGGCCTTGGACTTGTTGCCCTTGGGGATGTTCTGCAAGTTGGGTGCGTTACCCGACAAGCGGCCAGTCACCGTGCTGGTGTGGTTGATGCTGTGATGCACCAAGCCATCGTCGCCAACCAGGGTGAGCATACCCTTCTCGCCATCATCGCTGATGAAGTACGTGCCCAAGTCCTTGCTGATCGCGGTCACTCGGCCCAGCGTCTTGAGGAATGGGATGTTCGTGTTCTCGGTCAGCGTCTTGATAACGTCCGAGGCCACGGAGTACAGGCCATCGGTGCTGCTAGCCCACTCGGCCATCGGTTCGGTGAACCCAGGGAACACCCAGTAGTCATCGACCATGCGGGACTTGGGCTTGTCGTAGTCGTCGGCCTTGACCTTCTTGGTCTTGTGCTCGCCAGCGTTCTTGCCTGCCTTGTACTGCACCCGGTCAGGCACAGGGTCGGACAAGCCATCCGGTATGCGGAGCAGGCGGGACTCGTACTCACCGATGACCATGGTGCTGCCGTCAGCCAGGACGTAGTGCAGTTCATCCTTCTGTGCGTAGAGGTACGCAGACGGGACGATGTTACCACCGGGTGGGGTGAACGTGGTCGTGCCATTCTTGAGGTCATACTGTCGGCGCTGGTACTTGACCTTGCCACCGAAGATGACAGGGCTCAGGTGGTAGCGGTTGCCCCAGTTGAACTCGAACGGAAGATCGACAGGCAGGTACGCATGCAGTTCATCCTTGGCCGCAGCCAGTTCGACACGCAGTTCGTCGGCCAGCTTGTAGCCCAGCGCCTTGTCCACGTACATGCCGTTGCGTTCCATTTCGATGGACGCAATGAGGGCACCGAACTCCAGCATCAGCAGGCGGCTCATGCCTTCCTTCTGCGCACGGGCAAGCTGCTTGAGGAACACGTTGCGGGTAACGCCAATGTCACCCTCGCGTCGGCCACCGTTGGGCAAGTCCTCGCCCAGCAGGTAGCGGGACAGAAGGTCTGGATCAATGTCCGGTGTATCTACGCCAGCTTCCCACAGCTTCTTGACTTCATCAACCTTCAAGTCCTCGTCGTATCGGAGGGCCAGCTCGTCCATCGAGAGCATGTGGCTCTGCTGGTCTTGCCCTTCCATCAGGTACTCGGCAAGCTGCAAGTCCCACACCAGCCCGCCCCGTGCCACGAATGCCATCCAGGCTTTCAGTGTGTCTGGGTCACGCAGCAGGTGCAGCACGTCGAACTTGACGTTCTGCCCCACGATGAACCGCAGGCCAGGGTCTTGCAGCAGCGCGATGAAGTCGCGGGCCACAGCCTTCTGCCCTTCTGCGCTACCGGCGTAGCGTTTGCCCTGCGGCTTCGGGCTGGCCTTGGTGGCCCAACCCATCATGACAATCCAGTTCGATGGTGCGAACGGCGAAGCCTTGCGCTTGGCGTAGGCACCGATGGTTGTCTCCAAGTCGACAACAGCCCAGGTCATTGGCACACCTCCTTGAGTTTGTTGAATGCTTCCAGCGGGGTCTTGCCCACTACCCCGCCGCAGCATCGGTACGGTGACTGGGTTGTCCCATCCTTGTGGGTGAACGGCAGATTGTAGGCATGGCACGCATACCACCAGCCCGGTATTGTGACGCTGGGCCGGATGCGTACCTTCTTGACAACGGGGTTGTTCACAGCTTTGTCTCCCAGGTAAGGTGAATCACAGACGACCCGCCGCGCTCCACCTTGGGCAGCACCGTGAGGCGGAAGCCGTAGCCCAGGGACACGCTCGGCGCCGGCCAGGGCCACCATTATGGCGAGTCGTTTCATTGCAACCTCTCAGGATTATTGAACCGGGAACGCGGGCCATCGAAGGGAACCTCGACGCGCGGGTCTTTCGGGCCACCGCTACGGTGGAGCTTGTTCTTGGGTAGGGACAACCAGCGGCTGTTACGCAGCAGGGGATCGTCGCTTGCGCCCACCATCATGATGAAGTCAGCAGCGCCAGCCTTGCCGGTCTTGCTGTTCGCCAGCATGTGCATACCGGGGAACAGCACGCCAGCTGCCTCGGCGCTCAGTTGGCTAGTCGCCAGGACTGCGCAGTCATACTTCACCGCCCATATACGGGAGCGCTGGTAAGCCGCCTCCAGAATCTGGTCAGTGCGTTGGCCACCGTTGCCCACAGCCCCGTCGAATGGAACGTTGTCGAGCATGTCAACGACGACGATGGCGGGCTTGGTGCGGCGGACGATGTTCTCAAGGAAGGACATGGGTCGGTCATGCACATCGTACACGGTGACAACACGCCGACCGCCCCATGCTTGCAGTACTTCATCCCATAGGTTGCGACCAGATGACCGAGCATCGACAAGCTCCTGCATGTTCATGTTGAGGGTGGCGTTCACAAGGCGCTGGTTCAGGCGGTTGCCCGGGCCTTCGTTGTTCAACCAGATGATCGTGCGATCCTTGCCGGGGAACAGTTGATCCACCTGCGGAGCCCAATGCGCCACGGCGTGGGCGATAATGCTGGACTTGCCAACGTCCACGCGGGCACCGATGATGCCGAAGTCCCCGGGACGCAGGCTACGCATGCTCGCATTGACTGCATCTTGAGGCCAGTGGAAACCCCAATCGTTCTGCTCGTCATCGAGCATGCGGTCAATGTTGAAGTCCGCCTCGGGCAGGGCGACACGATCCATCGGGATTGACTCAGCCAGGTGTGCGACCGTCCGCATGACGGACACTTCCTCCCCGGCGTTGTACTTCTCCAGCATGGATGTGAGCGCTGCCGCTTGGCGGGCATCTTCGAGGCGGGCCAGGATGCCCTGCTCTACACCATCGGGAACCGGGGCCTCGGTGTTCTTGATGATCCCGGTAAGCATGGCCTTGGGCTCGGGCTTGAGCTTCGGATGCGCGAGCAAGAACCAGGACAGGAACCCTTCGACTGTGATGGGCGCCCCGTTCGTCTCGGCGTACCACTTGCCGTAGTCGTCAAGAAGGATGCGAGTATGCGGTGCAAGTATCTCCTTCGGGATGCTCCTGTGGTATAGGTCGTACCTGTCCTTGGTGCGCAGCAGCCGCAGGATAGTAATGTCTAAGCTCATGGGTTCCTTACGCTGTGAGTTTGAGGCAGGCACTATGCCATGCACGGAGGTATGCTCGGCGGTCGCCGCTCTTTGCTGCATCGGTGGCAATGGACAGCACCACCTTCCCGTACTCAGTCTTGCTGATAGCGGTGATGGCGGTGACTGCCTCTTGCTCAGACAGTCCACCGATGTACTCGATCATGAGGTCGGCGTCAGCTACGGCCTTGGCGCACGGCACGTATGCTGCGGCATGTGCCGGGGCTGGAGCGCAGAACGTGAGAATCCCTGCACACAGCAGGGGAAGAAGCACGGTGGGGAAATAGCGGATCATTTCAATACCTCCTGGGCTTTCGCCTTGATGACAGCGCGGCTGACTAGCTTCGGGTCTTTCCCAAAGTACACCTGATGGTTGCGCACGCCCAACAGGTTCAATGTCTTGGCGGCCTCTGCCGCCCCGCGCCTGCCAGCTGGGTCGTCATCCAGCATCAGCAGCACGGGGCGGCCAGCCTCCGATAGGGCAAGCGCTGTACTGTAGGACAACACAGTACCGAGCAAGGCCCACGCCTCGCTCACGCCACCAACCTTAGCAGCCGATAGTATGTCCTCGGTGAGTGCGATCCAGTCGCCCCCGCCGTACTTCGCCACCAAGCCCTCACGGTTCACGGTTGGATTTAGCGCCTTGGGTCGGCCCGGATCGAAGCCTCGACCCTGCCAGTAGATAGTCTTGCCATCCACCTTGACGGGCAGGATCACACGCTCCAAGCGTGGGTTCCAGTACCACCCATGGCGACGTATCTCGTCGTTGCTAAACCCTGCCTGATACAGCCACACTCGGGGCTTATCCGGCCAGTCCTGTGGGTCTAGCTTACCTGGGCCGGGTAGCTCCAGGCTTTCCTGTGCTGCCCCGTCCCATTCGGTTGCCTCACTCAGGGCAGCGATGCGCTCGGCAAGGCTACGCTCAGTGTGGATGTATCCTTTCTTGTGGCAGCGGAAGCAGTAGGCACTGATGCCCTTTGCATCCCTGCTCACAATGAGGGTGCGACCATCCCCGCATGAGTGCTCGATGCGTGTGCGGCGGCCTGGGTCTAGGGCCTCGCCTGCCTTCTTGAATTCATGCGGGGATATGGTCATCCCTTACCTCAGAACTTCCAGCCGTCAGCTTCGGCCAGCTTGTAACACTCGGCGCAGTCCTTGCCCCAGTAGATGGCGGGCTGGCCTTGCTTGTTGGTACGCCCGATGACTTCCAAGCCCATTTGCTTGGATGCAATCGGGGCCGCATTGCGCTCACGCCATGCCACCGGAAGCGGCGGGCTATCAATCGGCCCCATGGATTACAGGCCCTCGGTCGTGTTGGCCGCAGCGTTCAGGGCAGCGTCGGCCTCGTTGTCCTCGGCGCTCTCGCCAGCCAGGAGGATGGCACCGGGCTGCACCGTGAACAGTTCTTCATCGAAGCCGGAACCCACCGCGATCTTGTACGCTTCGGGCTTGCCGTCCTCGCCATCCTTGCGGGCCTTCACCACGCCGTCCAGAATGCGGGCCTTGCTGGTGCTGGTCGTGCGGCCAAAGCGGAAGGTCACAGCGGTGCCCACTTCGATCACGGGGCGAGCCTTCGCGCTGCCGGTGCTGGGGTTGGACTCGGGCAGTGTAGCGGCCAGCTCGTCGTACTCGGCAGCGGCAACGTCGGCTTCGTCGGCCTGGGTGCGGAACTTCACGGCACGCTTGCGGGCAGCTTCGGCCAGGAAACGAGCGTGCTTGGCAGTCGTGATGACGGGAGCAGCCTTGGCTTCGGTGTTGGTTTCAGCGGCGGCGTTGGTGTTGAAGTCGGTCATGTGGTAGTCCTTTCAAGACAAGGTGTAGGTGATAGTGGGGCCACGGGAGTGCAGCACCACCAAGAGGACGGCCTGCTCTCCAGCGGCCAGGAGTTCTTCGGAGAGCGCAATGAGGTAGTGCCTCACTGCCTGTGCCTTGTCCCGATTGACAAGGAATTCGTACTCGTCCACTGGCTCGGTGATAGCCTGCCCATCAGGGGCAAGCCATCCTCCTGCAACGTGGCGGCAAGTCCACCCGCCAGCCAGTAGCTGTGCCTTGGACAGCGCAATGCTGCCCTCGGCTACGCGCCGCCGACTGATAGGGACATAGACCCGGATAGTGTCAGCTTCCTGCTCACTTACCGTAGCGGTTTTGGGATTGGTCATTGGCGATGATCCTCACGTATTGGTCTTGGAGTTCTTGACCAATGGGGGTGCTGCCAGTGATGCAGTCCTTGATGGCTGTGAACACATCGACTGCGTGCTGGTTGTAGTCCCCGCTATTGATCTTGGCGTCCAGGTCAGCGACGATCTTTTGCAGGTCAGAAGGGAGTCCGCTCATGCGTCCACCTCCACACCCAGCTTCTCGTTAGCCGCCCGGATGGTGGCATCGTAGTCCTTGTTGGCTGCGACCAGGGCCTCGGCGGCAGCGGCCAGGTCGGTGTCCAGCTTGTCGCCCTTGGCAGCGAGTTCCTTGTCCAGCGCAGCCAGCGCGGCCTTGTACTTCTCTTGCAGCAGCACCTTGGCCTCGACGCCATGCGCCACCAGTTCAGAGCGCGCATCTTCAAGGTCGCTGATCTTGTCCTCGGTCTTGTCTATAGCTGCGGCCTTAGCTTCGGCCACGAGGTACGCGGCGTCAACCAAGCGGGCCTCGTAGTGGTCGCGCACCCACTCGATGCCCCGGTACAGGGCGTCGATGCTGCGGGTTGCGATGCTGTCGAGCTTGGCGAGTCGGTCAATGGTCAGCATGTCAGTCTTTCATGGTGAGAAGGGGAAGGATGCAGGCCAGTGTCAGGCCCACGCAGATAAGGAACGGAATCCACTCAAAGGCTGGTGTCATACGCCCTCCATGGGCCGATGAAGTTATGCGCCCGCCAGCCTCGCGGCAATCGCTGGTGACGGTGCGGATCGGGCGGCGTGACCGGGTAGCAGGAGCTGGGGCAGGCCGCCGTGTGCTTATGCTGCCCTGAGTGGGCCACAGTGGCCATCGTTGGCGGCTTGATGCCAGCATGCCATTGGGATGACGATGAGGTAGGCACCATCGTGGGTCATCCTGGGTAGCCGCCGTGCGTGGGCCTGTACGCCTTGGCGGGCACCTTGAGTGCAGCCACCTGCGGGTTAGCCTTGGCCTTCGGCGCACGGCGGGGCGATGTGCCCCAGCCAGCGGGCAGCGGGGCCGGGGTAGGGTTGTCGAGAGCGTCTGCGAGGCGCTCGCGCCTGGCGATCTCGACGGCGAAGTAAGAACCAATGCGGCGACCCAGGCCACCGGCGAAGTCAGCGTATTTCATAATGCTCTCCTAAGTTTAGAGCTTCACCACAATGGCGGCGATGCTGGGTTTGACAATGCGGTAGCCGTAGGACTTCGCCAACGGTTGCAGTTGGGCGGCGTGCATGGCGACCCCGGGCGGGGCTTCCTTCTCGGGGCCACCGCTGTTCAGGCGGGATACCTCGCCAATCAGTTCCAGCGTGGCGTCAGCCAGACAGCGGTCTGCGTGCAGTCGGGCAGCAAGCTGGCGCTTGGCTTCGACCACCTGGGCCTTGGCCGCAGCTTCCTTGTCTGCCTTGGCCTTTGCGGCATTGGCTTTGCGCACTTCCTGCCGGCGCTCGGCTTCCAGCTTCCGGGCGCTCTGCAGCAAGCCCTGAAACGATGTTGCGGCG